TGATGACACATTATAAGAAAAAATTACCAACGATAGACATTAATTGTATGAAAATTGACGACATCTTACAAAAACATACAGATATAAATGCAATTAAATTAGATATTGAAGGGTCAGAATTAGAAATACTTTTGAACGATCATGACTTTTCTAGGGTGAAAAAGCTGGTGTTTGAGTATAGTTTCACAAAAGATAGACGCATGGATAACTTCTTTAAATGTGCAGAAATGTTAGAAAAATATTTTTATGTTGATATTCAGAAAAGTTATTATAATCAAAAACATCAAGGTGAGCAAGGATTATGGGGAGGATTTGTTGATTCAATAATATTTTGCAAAGCTAAGTAAAAAAAGATAAAAAGTCATAAATAGAAAAAATTTACCTTTACTCAGGGGAAAGAGGATTAAATGGCAGAGAAGAAAAAAGTAGGACGACCTAAGAAAAAACTCCCATATTCATTGGAAGACGTGGAAAAATTGGCAACCATGCAATGCACTAGAGAAGAAATAGCAAATTTTTGTGGTGTATCAGTAAGCACATTAAAACGTAATTTTGACCCCCCTATAAAAAAGGGTTGGGATAAGGGCAAAAGGAGTATTCGAAGAGCCATGTTTGATAAAGCCATGAGAGGGAATACAACAATGTTAATTTGGTTATCTAAAAATTATCTTGGTATGAAAGATAAAATGGAAACGTCAGAAGAGAAAGAGCCGTTGCCGTGGACTACTGATGTTATTTAATGCCACTTACTAAACCACAGTCAGAGGTTATCAATAATAGATCAAGATTCAGAATATTAATATCAGGGCGTAGATTTGGGAAAACTTTCTTAGCTATTAATGAATTGGCACGATTTGCAAGATTCCCTGATAGGAAAGTTTGGTATGTTGCACCGACCTATAGACAAGCCAAAGCGATTTGTTGGGTAGAACTAGTACACAGATTAAGACATCATAATTGGGTTAAGGAGGTTAATAACTCTGATTTGACAGTAGTATTGCGTAATAATTCAAGAATATCCTTACGAGGTGCAGATAATGAAAACTCATTGCGTGGAATAGGTTTAGATTTCTTAGTTATGGATGAGTTTGCTGACATATCCCCTACGGCTTGGTATGAGGTCCTTAGACCAACATTATCAGATACACAAGGACATGCTTTATTCTGTGGAACTCCAAGAGGATTTGGTAATTGGGGTTATGATATGTACGTCAAGGGACAATCAGATAATGAATGGCAAAGTTTTAAATATACAACAATAGAGGGTATGCAAGTACCACAATCAGAAATAGATCAAGCACAAGATGATTTAGATGAAAGAACTTTTCAGCAAGAGTATATGGCAAGTTTTGTAAATTATGCTGGAATGATTTATTATAACTTTGATAGAAATAAAAACTTAATAGAAAAATATAATAATACTAATAGCGTGTTGCACATTGGTTTAGATTTTAACGTCGATCCGATGTGTGCAGTTGTTTCAGTTATAGAAAATGATAGTATTTTCATTTTAGATGAGATACAAATTTATAGTAGTAATACTAATGAAATGGTTGATGAAATAAAACAAAGGTTTAAAACTAAAATTGTGATTTATCCTGACCCAAGTGCAAAACAAAGAAAGACTTCTGCTGGTGGCTTAACTGATTTAGCTATATTAAAAAATGCTGGATTTGATGTTAAGTGTAGAAACTCAGCACCATTAGTTAGAGATAGAATAAATTCTGTTAATGCAAAATTAAAAAACGCTAAGGGAAAAAATAGTTTGTTTATTTTAAATTCTTGCAAAAATGTTATTAAATCGATAGAAAGACAAATATACAAAGAGGGAACTCATGTACCTGACAAAGATAGTGGCTATGACCATTTTAATGATGCATTAGGATATATGGTTGAATATAATTTTCCTTTAAAAAGAGAATTTAAACCAAACCCTCCTAGTAGGTGGAGTTAATGGATAGAAAATTTTTACAAAACAAACATGACCTTTGGCATAAGAACGTAGAGAATTGGGAATTCTTTATTCGTAGTTATCTAGGTGGAACAGATTATAAAAACGGATATTATCTTCATAGATATATTTTAGAATCACCAGAAGAATATGATCAAAGAGTTAGACATACCCCTGTTGATAATCATTGTAAAAACGTAGTTCAAATTTATACAAGTTTTTTATGGCGTGTACCTCCAACAAGAGATTATGGTTCATTAGACGGCAACCCTCAACTTGAATCTTTTTTAGATGATGCAGATTTAGACGGAAGAAGTTTTAATACAGTTATGCGAGAGGTACAAATGAATGCAAGTATCTATGGTAATTGTTGGGTGATAATTGATAAGCCACAAACTAATACAAAAACAAGAGCAGAAGAATTAGAACAAGACATAAGACCTTACATGTCTATTTACACACCAGAAAATATTATAAATTGGAATTATAAAAGAGCAGCTTCAGGAAGATTTTATTTAGATTTATTAGTTGTAGTTGAAGATATTAATTCTGAAAGAGCAATCATAAAAGTTTTCACAGAAGAAACTATTGGAACTTATGAAGTAAAAGATTTTGATAAAGATTACAAAGAAGGTGACGCAACTACAATAGAAGAAATACCAAATCCTATTGGTAGGATACCAGCCGTCAATGTTTACAATCTTAGAGGAAACAAAAGACCTATTGGCATAAGTGATTTATCAGATGTTGCACATTTGCAACAGTCTATCTACAATGACTATTCAGAAAAAGAACAATTAATTAGATTATCAAATCACCCTAGCTTAGTTAAAACTCCAAACGTAGAAGCAAGTGCTGGTGCTGGTTCAGTTATAGAAATACCAGAAGACATGGAGCCGAATCTTAAACCTTACATTATCCAACCTAGTGGGCAAAACTTAGACGGCATAATGAAATGTATTCAAAATAAAGTTGATGCTATTGATAGAATCACACACATGGGTTCAGTAAGAGGTACATCAGGAAATCAAATATCAAGTGGTATCGCTTTACAAACAGAGTTTCAGCTTTTGAATGCAAGGCTCTCAGAAAAAGCAGACTATTTAGAAAATGCAGAAGAACAGATTTGGTCATTGTTTTCTAAGTGGCAAAATACATCATGGGACGGCACAGTAGATTATCCTGATACTTTTGATATTAGAGATTGGGCAAATGATTTACAATATTTACAAATGGCAAAATCTAGTGGCATAAAATCAGAAACTTTTAATAAGGAATTAGATAAACAAATTGCAGAAGCAGTTATTGATGATAACGATACTATCAAAACTATTAATGATGAGATAGACGCTTCAAGAACTGTTAGAGGACAATTCCAAACCACTGAAATAGAGGGACAAACACCAGATGCCGAAGAAGAAGAAGAAAGCTAGAAAAGTTCCAAAGGACAAAGATTCAGGATTACCCAAAAAATATTTGTCTGGTCTTAAAGGTGGTAAGAGAACTAGAAGAGCAAGTTTAATCAAAAAAGTTTCATCAATTTATAAATCAGGTGGTGTTATTCCTAGAAGTTTATTGAGAGCAAGGACTAAGGCATAATGGCATATAAAAGAAAACCTTTATCAGCTTCAACAAAAGCTACATTACAAAGAAAAGCAAAAGCGTCTAAGAAATATACTTATGGGACTTTAGCTAAAGTTTACAGAAGAGGTCAAGGTGCTTTTTTAAGTGCTGGTTCAAGACGTGTCCCAATGGCAGCTTGGAGTATGGGACGTGTTAATTCATTCCTAAGAGGATCAAGAAAACACGATTTAGATTTAAGAAAAAAAAGAAAAAAGTAATGGCTCAGTATCAAGGAAAAAAAGTTTCATTAGGAAAACCATTCAGAACACCAAGACAAAGTAAAAAATTTGCAGTTTATGTGAGAGATAAAAAAACTAGTAATGTAAAAAAAGTTAGGTTTGGTGATCCTAATATGTCAATCAAATCTAATATACCAGCAAGGAAACGTAGCTTCATGGCTAGAATGGGTGGAGTTTTAAAAAGAGTAAAAGGACAAAAAACTTTAAGTCCAGCCTATTGGAGTTTATATTCTTGGCGTAATTCAATTAAATGAGTGCTATACTTGATAAACTTGCAGACCAACACGAACAAAGAATAATAGAAACTCTTTATCGGTTAGAAAATGACGTCATAAAAGAAATCACAAAAGCAACAGGTGGTAATCTTGATGTTGAAACTAGAATAGCAATACAACTACAACCTAAATTAAGAGCCGCAATAGAAAATAACTTTTTAGAAGAAGCTGATTTATTAATTAATGAAGATTATAACAAGATAGCTAATGAGGTCCTAAAAACATTTGGTGAGTTCCCTATTCCAACTAAATTTAAAAGTTTAACAGAAGTAGATCTCAGAACAATAAATGCATTAAAATATCAAGCCTTTAGTGGTTTTGAAGATATTGCTGAAAGATTTTTAAAAGTAATTAATGATGAAGTTTATCAAAGTATTATTGCTGGACGTCCTTTTGACGATATGGTTTCCAATATTAGAGGGCATATCAATGGTGTTTATCAAAGTTCCAACATAAGTGAGATCAATAGTTTAGTTGATTTTGTTAATGAAAATAAATTCAATCCTAAGATGAAATTAAAGGTTGAAGAAGCTATAAGAAAATTACACACACAATATGCGGCTGACAGATCAGGTAATAACTTGCGCAGATATGCTGGTCAAATAGCACATGATTCTGTTATGCAGTTTCACGGACAGTTTACTGTCAAAAAAGCAAAAGATAGTGGTCTGAATCATTTCCAATATGTTGGGACGCTTGTCCGTGACTCTAGACCTTTTTGCAGAAATATGGTAAACAAAACATTAACCGAAAATGAAATTCGGGATATTTGGAATGGAAGATCATGGGCTGGAAAATCAACTGGTGACCCTTTCATCGTAAGAGGTGGTTATCGTTGCCGTCATACATGGATTCCAACAAGTCCTGAGTGGAATATATAACAGGGAGTAATAAATGGCTGAAGAAAACAATGTAGAACAAACTACAGAAACTAAAGTAGAAGAACAACCTACTGAACAACCAAATGAAAAAGTTAATTCAAATACCTTTTCAGAGGAAGATGTAAACAACATCGTCAAACAAAGACTAGCAAAAGAAAGAGCATCAATTTACAAAAAATTAGATGTTGAAGATTTAGATACTGCAATTAGTGCCGTCAAACTAACTAGAGAAGCAGATGAAAAATCTAAAATACAAAAAGGTGAGTTTGAACAAATACTAAAAGAAAAATCAGAAGAGTTTAACAAAAAATATACAACTTTAGAAAGTGAACTGAAAGATATAAAAGTTAACAAAGCTATTCTTTCATCAGCATCTAAAAATCGTGCTATCAATCCAGACCAAGTTGTTGAGTTATTAAAACCAAATTTAAAACTTAATGAAACAGGAGGGGTTGAAATTTTAGATAAAAATGGTATAGCTCGATATAACAGTAAGGGTGAACTTTTAACCACTGATGAATTGGTGACAGAGTTTTTAAATGCAAACCCTCACTTTGTCAGTGCAACTCCAAGTGGTTCTGGCTCAGTGTCAAATGCAGGTCGGAACGAACTTAATACTCCGTTAAAGTTGAGTGATTTAGATATGAATAATCCTGAGGACAGGAAGAAGTACGCTGAATATCGAAAAGAACGTAATTCAAAACCAACTCAGATTATTTTAAATAAATAACCATTAATAGGAGTAAACAAAATGGCTAATGAAACAACAAGTAGCACGATATCAGAACTATATACTGAAATCGTTGCTGAAGCATTGTTCGTCGCAAGTGAACAATCAATAATGAGAGGTCTTGTAAGAAATTACAGTATCGTAGGTGGTGGTAAATCTGTTGAAGTGCCGATTTATGCAACTGTATCTGCTGGTGCAGTAAGTGAAGCTGCTGATCTTTCAAACACTGCTGTCAACCCTTCAAGCGTGACTA